AGTTTCCGATCACTTGTATGCCGCCAGCCCGCCCCTGCGAGGTTTCCTCTTGCACTCTACACGAGAATCGCTTATAGCTATAGAGATGGTATGATAAATGTATAGCGAGGGCAGCCGGCCTTTGGGCTGGCTTCAAACAAGACAATTCTCGATCTCTCGCCCCCACCATTCCCAGTTCCCCTTATCGGTGCAAGTGAGCTTGCCAGGAGGTAAAAGATGCTCCCATTGAAATCCACGGAATCGGCGGCCAATGCGCTCCAGCGAGTCCGCTACACCCATGACGCCATGATAGATGTGCTTATTGCGAAGCCGGAGATATCAGGAGAAGCCCTGGGCCGTCACTTCGGTTATACGGGGGCCTGGATATCCCGAATCACTTGTTCCGATGCCTTCCAAGCCCGGCTCGCCGAGCGCAGAGGGGAGATTGTGAATCCACACCTAGTTGCAACCTTCGAGGAGCGGCTAAAAGGGCTTGCGACACAATCGCTCGACTTGATCTGTGAGAAGCTGGAGGCAGGAAAGGATACGGAATTGGCCATGCGCGCCCTGGAACTCACCACAAAGAGCTTGGGATATGGAGCCCGTCAAACCAACGTGGCGATACAAACCAGCTTTGTGGTTGCTATGCCCGAGAAGGCGACGAGTCCAGAGAGCTGGCAGGCCAGCTATAGCAACACCATGGAACAGCTCGAGGGGATTCCGATTGAGGAGCGAGGATGAGCGAACCAGCCAGCAACGCTGGCCTTCTCCCCAATCCCATTCCACCTTCCATTCTCCCCATCGAGCCCCCCGCTCCAGCTATAGCGGCTGCAAGCTATCTCGACCCCGCCCGGCTCGCCGCAACCATGGCCCAACCCTCCCGCTACCTCCAAGAGAAGGCGCAAGCCGGCGGGATCGCTATGGGGAGTGGGGGCATCCCAATCGTGGAGAGTGTGGAGGGGGCGCAGGTTATATGGCAACCCCGTTCCCGCCCGCAGGAGGCCCTGCTCGCCTGCCCCGTGTTTGAGGTGTTTTATGGAGGGGCTCGAGGTGGTGGCAAGACCGAAGCCAGCATTGGGGACTGGCTGGAACACTCGAATCGCTATGGCGAGCACGCCCAGGGGATCTTCTTTCGACGCAAGCTCACTCAGCTGGAACAGGTGATTGCCAGAACCAAAACCCTCTACACCAAGCTGGGTGCCAAGTATAATGAACAGAAAAAGCGATGGACAATGCCAGGAGGAGGACAGTTAAAGTTCGCCTATCTCGAGCGGGACATTGACGCCGAGGAATATCAGGGCCACAGCTACACCCGCATCTATATCGAGGAGGCCACCAACTTCCCCTCCCCTGCTCCAATCAATCTATTGCGAGCCACTCTTCGCTCCGCCAACAACGTCCCTTGTGGGATGCGCCTAACTGGAAACCCAGGAGGCCCCGGCCACAACTGGGTGAAGAAGCGCTACATCGAACCCAATCCCAGTGGCTATCAAGTCTTCACCGAACACCTAGACACCATGATCAATGGGGAGATGGCTCACATCTCTCTCGACCGAGTCTTTATCCCTAGCAAGGTGCAAGACAACGTCGCACTGCTGGAAAGTGACCCCACCTATATCTTGCGCTTGCACCAATCGGGGAGCAAGGCGCTGGTTAAAGCTTGGCTGGAGGGGGATTGGGATATCATTGATGGAGTATTTTTTGATGAGTTCGACACCTCTCGACACGTGCTGGCAATGGATTGGCTTTCCAAAATCCCCGCCAGCGCCACCCGCTTCCGTGCCTTTGACTGGGGGAGTGCCAAGCCCTTCTCTGTGGGCTGGTATGCGGTGAGTGATGGGAAATGGGGACTTCCCGAGGGGGCTGTGGTGAAGTATCGAGAGTGGTATGGGGCGCAGGGCGTAAATGTGGGGCTAAAGATGATCGCCACGGATGTTGCTGCAGGAATCCTTGAGAGAGAGAAGGGGGAGCGGATTAGTTATGGAGCGGCAGATCCTTCGATATTTATAAGGGATGGGGGGCCAAGCATTGCCGAGAGTATGGTGATTCGGGGGTGTGGATGGAAGCGAGCGGATAATAGACGCAAGCCAGGCTGGGAGTGTATGAGGCAAAGGCTGCAAGGTGTGGATGGAATCCCGCAGTTCTATCTGCTAGAGTGTTGCGAAGACACAATCCGCACCATTCAAACCCTTCAGCACGACGACACCGATCCCGAGGATCTGGACACCAGCGCCGAAGATCATGCCGCCGACGAAACTCGATACGGGTTAATGTCACGCCCCTGGATCTCCCATGAGCCCAAGGTGCAAGGAATCCGTTATCCAAAACTGCCAAACCAAATGACCATCAATGACCTGTTAAAAAGCATGAAACGAAAGCGGGATAGGGAGCAGGACGCCTATCTATAGCCACTACAAGCACTGAATAAATGGGAGATAGCTGTGGAAGAGAAAGACGAGAAGCGAGAGGCCGAGAGCGCCGCAAAGCGGGTGGCCGGCTGGCTAGAGGAAATTGAGATGGCGGAGAAGCGGGAAAAGCGCTTCCGCAAGGCCGGAAACCGAATTGTGCAAATCTACGAGGGGGAGGAGACAGAGAAAATCCCCTTCAACATCCTCTATAGCAACACCGAGACAATCCAGCCCGCATTGTATAATAAAACGCCGGTGCCAAGGGTTAATCGCAGGTTCAAGGATGGGGATAAAGTTGGAAAGTGGGTTGCCGAGATCTCCCGTCGCACTCTTGCCTTCTATCTAGCAAGTACCAACCCCTCCAAGGATTCCATCGACACGGTATTTGAATCCGCTATATTGGATAGCCTGGTGCCGGGCCGAGGTCTTGTCCGGTTCGCCTTCGACGCTACCTTCACCGATGGGGAGCCAGCAGAGCTTTTGGCCGAGGGGATTCGCAACGAGGTTGTACCTTGGAATCGCTTTTGCTTTGGATATGCTGATTGCTGGGAGGACGTGCCATGGTTCGCCTTCGAGCACTCCATGCAAGAAGATGAAGTGGAGAAAAACTTCTCCAGTGACATTGCTAAGGAAATTGGGTATAGCACGCTGGAGGACGAGTCGGTATCTGGGACTGGGGAGGGGAGAAAGGGGAAGGAGTTGGATGGTGGATTGCCAGAGCGCTTCGCCTGCATCTATGAAGTGTGGGATAAGGTGAAACGGGAGGTGATCTTTGTCTCTCCAGGGTTCAAGGAGAGGGAATTGAAAGTGGTGGAGGATCCACTCCAGCTGGCCGGATTCTTCCCCTTCGCCCGCCCCCTTTCCATGAAGATGAAGCTCGACTCCCTGCTCCCCACCCCTCTCTATCTCATGTATGAGCAGCAAGCCCATGAGTTGAATGACATAACCATTCGCATCCGAAAAATCACTGCGGCATTGCGGGTTCGGGGCTTCTATGATTCCACCATCGAGGGGCTGGACAGACTGCTTGAGAGTGGGGATAACACCCTATTTCCAGCCAACAACGTGGCGGCAATGCAACAAGGGGCCACGTTGGACAAATCAATCTGGTTCATGCCACTCCAAGAGCTGGTTGGAGTGCTTCAACAATTATACCTAAATCGTACACAAACCAAGTCCACTATATATGAGATAACTGGCATCGCCGATATCATGCGGGGGTCGAGCCAGGCCAGTGAAACCCTGGGAGCGCAACAGATCAAAACGCAGTGGGGATCACTGAGACTTCAGCGGATGCAGAAACTAGTGAATCGCTTTATTAGGGACAACCTGCAAATCCTCGCTGAGATTGCGCTCACCAAGCTCTCCCGTGATTCCATTCAGGAAATTACAAATATCAAGTTAATGACCCTGGAGGAGAAGCAACAGTTGCAAATGCAAATGCAACTCCAAGCCCAACAAGCTCAAGCGATGGGGGGTCAACCTCCCCCACCCCCACCTCCGCAGGTGATGCAAATGCTCGCCCGTCCCACCTGGGAAGAGGTGGAAGAAGTTTATAAAAATGACCTGTTGCGGGGCTATACAATCTCGCAGGAAACCGATGCCACCATTGATGCTGAAACCATGGAAGAAAAGCGGCAAGCCAGCGAGTTTATGAACGCAATGGCGCAATTCTTGAATGGGACGGGGCAGGCTATGGCGGCTGGGCTGTTGCCCTTCTCGGCTGCTAAGGCGATGTTGCTGTCGCTGGTGCGGAAGTTCCAATTTGGGATGGAGGTGGAGGAGGAGATTGAAGGGATGCAGCAGCCGGCGCCGCCTAAACCCGAGGGGAAAGGGGATGGTGAGGAGGCTGGAAAAGCCGCTAGCATGTTGGCCATGGAGCAGGCGAAAGCCGATGCTCAAGTGTTGCAACTGGAAGTGCAATTGAAGGAAATGGAATTTCAAGGAAAAAGCAAAGCCCTTCAGCAAAAAGCTGCAATAGATGACGCCAATTTTCAATTAAAAATGGCGCAGTTGAATAAGCGGATGCGGGAGAGTGTGGCGGAAGGGCAGGCGGCAATGGCTGAACACGCCACTAGCCAAATCGTGGATATGGTGAATGGAGGGAATGGGGATGCCACTGTATAGTTTCGAGTGCTTGCATTGCAAGGGAAAGTCGGAAGTGGTGCTGGGGATCTCGGATCGGGATACTCCACAGTTTTGTAAGGGGTGTGGGGAGCGGCTCTCCCGCCGATTGACGGGATGCCAAATCCAGATGGATATAGCTGGGTATAGTTGCCCGATAACTGGTAAATGGATTGGAAGTCGAAGAGAGCATAAAGCGAACCTGGCTCGGCATGGGTGTAGGGTGTTGGAAGGTGGGGAGAGTGAGGGGGCTAGACGGGGGCGGGCGAGAGCGGAGCAGGAAATGGATAAGGGGGTTGATGAGACCCTAGATAGATTGATAGAAGGTATGCCCACTCGGGCAAAAGAGCAACTTGAAGGTGAGTTGCGAAGTGGAATGGACTTAACGGTTGAAAGGAGCTAGCTATGGCGGAGCAGGAGCAAGAATTGGAAAGAGAAGAGGAGGAAGGTTTTGATATGGAAGGGGCCTTACAGGAAATTGGAGAGGGGCTGGGGCTAGAACTCTCCGATGAGGAGGTGGGTGGAGAAGGGGGGGATAGCGAGGGCGCTGGAGAGGGAAAGCAGGAAGCCCTCAAGGACGAATCCATAGAAGGGGCCTTGGGGGATTCTGGGAATAGCAAGGGGGATAGCAATGGCGCTGATCAAGTTGCTAGTGCCGCCCCTGCCACTTGGCGTTCCGAAGCCAAAGCCACTTGGGCTACCCTTCCCCCACTTGTCCAGGATGAGATATTGAAGCGAGAGGGGGATATCTTTAAAGGGATAGAAGAATATAAGGCTGATGCCAATATCGGGCGTGGCTTCAAGGACGTGCTTCGTCCCTATATGGGGGTGCTTCAGCAACATGGTATAGACCCGATTCGCCAGGTGGATGTTTTGTTGCGAGCACATATTGCGCTCTCCACCGCTCCGCTTGAGGGTCGAGTGAGGATGTTTCAGCAACTCGCTACCGAATACGGAGTAGATGCCAGTGACATTGATGATCTGCGGCAAGTCGACCCTACAACTTCCCGCTTGCAAGAAAAACTCAATGCGTTAGAATCAAAAATGTTAGAGAAAGAACAATCTGAATTTGGGGTCAAGCAGGCCACCCTGCGGAACGAGCTAGAGTCGTTCGCCAGTGATCCCAAAAATCCCTATTTCGAAGAGGTTGCCGGCGACATTGCCGCCCTCCTTCGCTCCAAGGTTGCTACCAACCTCCCAGATGCCTATAGCAAGGCTGTATGGGCGAACCCAGTGACAAGAGCCAAAGAACAGGCCCGCCTCCAGACGGAGCAGGCTGAAGCGGCTAGAAAACTTGCACAGGATAAAGTCGCCGTAGCCCGCCAGGCATCTTCTGCTACACTCCACACCAAAAGTAAACAATCGAGAGTTGCTCGCAACACCCCGCTGGGTTCTATAGATGATACTCTTGCGGAGACCTTTCGGGCAATTCAATCAAGACAATAACCCACAGCTCTATAGGGAGAACTTAAAATGGCTTCACCAAACAGCGTGTTCACTGAGCTTTCAGTAACCACCTTTAAAAAGCACCGCAAAGAGCTTATAGATAATATCTCTAAGCGAAATGCGCTTCTTGCTAAACTGTCCAGCAAGGGCAATATTCGTATCGAGGACGGCGGCTACAGCATTGTTGAGCCCCTTGAATACGCCGAGAACGGAACCTATCAGCGCTATAGCGGATACGACACTCTCAACATCTCTGCGAGCGAGGTTATCTCTGCCGCCGAATATGCTTGGCGAAACATCGCAGTGAATGTTGTTGCAAGCGGGCAGGAGTTGCGTACCAACAGCGGCGAGGCCAAGATCATTAACCTGGTCAAGTCGAGAATCAAGAACGCATTGCACACCTTCAAAAACAACTTCTCAAATGATCTGTATAGCGATGGTACACTGGCCAATCAGATCACTGGATTGCAGGCCATGGTTGCTGACGCCACCACAGGAATTGTTGGCGGTATCAACTCCGGCACCACCGGCCTTGAGTTTTGGAAGAACAAGTTGCAATCTGCCGCAAGTCCAATTCAGGGCGGCGGGGCCATCACCCCCAGTGCTGTTGCTGGTGTAATGGATTCCCTCATGCTTCCCCTCTATCTCCAACTCTCTCTGGGCGGCGACACCCCCGATCTCATTGTTGCTGATGACAATTATTATACCTTCTATGAGAACAGTCAGGTGGGATATCGACGTTACACCAGCGATGATAAAACCGCCAATTCCGGCTTCACCGGACTGCGTTACAAAAATGCTGAGGTGGTTGCGGATGGTGGATCAGGGATTCCAACGAATCACATGTATATGCTGAACACCAATTACCTGTCCCTGGTTGTTCATAAGGATGCTAACATGACTCCAATGGATGAGATGAAGCCCTATAACCAAGATGCGGTTGTTGTGCCTATTCTTTGGATGGGGAATTTGACCTGCAGCAATCGCCGGATGCAAGGGGTTATGAAAGCGTAGCAACTCCCGCCGGATTAAGATTTATTAATCCGGCGGAATTATATCTATAAACCATATCTAATGGAGACTTGAAAATGGCCTATACAATAGTAAATCCCATCGTGGGAAGTCAACCAATCACCGAGGTGTCCACTGTACAGAAACACCCTCTCGGTACTATCGTGATCGCTGCCGATCCAGTATATGGAAATGGGGAGTTCATTTATCTCAAGGGGCTTGCTAGTGTTGCGCTTGGCACTTGGGTAACCTTTAACATGGATGACGGAAGCGTGGCGTTGCTCGCTGCCAATGCTATTGGTCCAGTTGCAGTCGCTATGGCTGCCACCGTCGCTTCCACCTATGGCTGGTACCAGCTCTCTGGCAAAGCAGTTGGACTTTGCGCCGCTGCTTTCGCTGATAATGGGCTTGTGTATGCAACTGCAACTGCCGGTACCATCGACGATGCGGTTGTTGCTGGCGACCGTGTGAAGAATGCGCTTGGAGCAAGTGCTATTGGCACCCCAGCTGCTGGGCAAGCCGAGTTTGAGATTCAGCGTCCTTGGATGGACGATGCAACCGCAGCTTAACCCTTTGTGCTGTTAACTTATTCCTTATAATCTCAGGCCTCTCCATCTCCTATTGCAGGGAGTGGAGAGAGCTTGGGCGGAGATTATACAAATGCAAATTCCAGAAGCTAGACCCCCGTTCGTAGTGTTTTGTACTCATGCTGTTGAAGACCGTGAGGCCTCCATTGCGGATGGAAGATTTGTGGCAAGGGATGTGGATTTCGTCCACATCACCCCTGCTGGTTCAAAGGATTGTGTCGAGAGAGAGGTGGCTGAATGGTTCCCGCAGCTGGAGAGAGACCTGGCGGCGAATCGAATTCCTGGCCAGTTTATAGACTTTTTCAAAAAGGCTTATGCCAATTTCAAGCTTGGGCTCGAGGCCCCCGTTGAAGGCACCGCCCTGTCCATGTGGCCCCCCATCTCCCCTGCCCAGCTCAAGAATTGTATAGAGCTTGGAGTGCGATCGGTGGAGGATTTGGCTGCCGCCAACGAAGAGTTAATTGGCCGGCTGGGGATGGGAGGGAGAACTCTCTCCCAAAAAGCATCCACTTGGTTGGCCTCCGCCAAGGGGGATGGTGGAAAAATCTCAGAGCAGCTAGAAGCCCTGAGAAAGGATAATGAAAATCTAAAACTTGCTAATGAAAAGCTACAGGGGCAGTTGCAAGAGCTTGTTGCTCAAGTAAAAGCTACTAAAGCTTTATAATTTATATGCGCAGCTATGCGCTTGGGGGAATGGGATGAATCTATTACAGATCATTCAAGAGTTTTGTGGGCGAGTTGGTATAACCAAGCCCATAACAGTTATGTCGTCCCAGGATACCCAATATCTACAACTAGTTGGACTCCTGAATGAAGTTATTGACTATACCATTTCTAGGGATGGGTGGCAATGGCAACAGCTCTCTGCCAGTTTCACCTCCACTGGAGAGGAGAGTCAAGGGTATATGTACAACATCGCCACGCTTGGTTATATGTGGATGATTGATGATACTTTCTATCCAGTTGGAAGTAGCGAGTTGGTGGTGGGGCCGGTGAACCCTCGAGAGTGGGCTTCGATGCACGCTTCCAATTCCTCCCCCGTTAAATATGGGTACCGAATCAAGGAGGGAAAACTTTTCCTCTACCCCGCTCCCCCCTCCACCGTTCAATTCACCTTCGAGTATGTATCGGACTTCACCGTGACCGGGGAGCTCCACATCACATGGCAGAAGTATTTCCTGCTAGACAGTGATGTGTGCAGTCTCCCCGACTCGCTTCTATTGGCCGGACTAAAGGCTTTTTGGAAACGGGAATCGGGATTCCGTTATGCTGAAGATTTTGTAACCTTTGAGGGGCTTGTAACAACGTTTTTTAGCAAGGATGGTACCAAGCGACCCCTCTCAATGGAGCCACCAAATGGCGGAAGCCGGCCTGGAATTATGATTCCAATTGGGAATTGGAGTGTATCATGAGAAGGCCGCAAGCAGCCGCTACTAGCGTGACCTCGACTCGGGTGAGTGTTCAAGCTCCTATCGGCGGGTGGAACGCTCGTGACCCACTCTCCTCAATGAAGGAAACGGATGCAATCGAGCTTGAGAATTGGTTTCCCAAGAGCTCCAGTGTGGAGTTGCGCAAGGGCTATAGCCGATTCGCCACCATTCCAGAGGCTGGCCACACGCTTATGGTTTATAGAGCCCCCAATGGGGTGGAAACCCTTTTCGCTGCTAGTGCCCTTGGAATATATAATGTGACAGCTGGAGGAGCTATAACTGGAGCCCCCGCCACTCCCCTAACTAGCTCTTCTAGCTGTCAATTTACTATGATCACCACAGCCGGCGGAAGCTTTCTATGGTGCTGCAATGGGGTTGATAAGCCACGATATTGGAATGGCACAGCATGGGTGCTGTTGGATGGCACCTCTACTCCTGCTTTGACTGGAATTTCGGATAGCAAAGCAATCGTTAATGTTTCGCTATTCAAGTCGAGACTGTTTTTCATCTTGAAGGATAGCCTATCGTTTTGGTATCTCCCTGTGAACAGTGTTGCAGGAGCGGCCGCGGAGTTTCCACTTGGGGCGCTGTTCCGGCAGGGAGGTTATATTGTTGCGGCTACCAGTCACACAATTGATGGTGGAGATGGACCTGACGATCGGTTTATAGTTATAACTTCTAAGGGAGAGGTGGCGGTATATACTGGCACCGATCCAGCCAATGCTTCCACTTGGGCATTAACGGGGATTTATCAAATTGCCCCTCCCATTGGAAGGAAGTGTTTTGCCAGGGTGGAGGGGGATTTGGCAATCCTTACCGCTGCTGGAGTGTTACCGTTCTCCAAGGCCCTCTCCAAGTCCAATAGTGGCACACTTGTTGCTATCACGGATAAGATTGACTCTGCGTTTAATTGGCACTGGCAAGAGGGAAGAGACTTGGCAGGATGGCAGATGCTGCTCTATCCCAGCGAGAAAATGCTTATCATCAACATCCCATTGAAGAGTGGTGTGACGCATCAATTTGTATTAAACACTGCTACCGGCGCTTGGTGTAAGTTTGTTGGGCTCACCTGCTCTGCGATGGAGATTTACAGCTTAGAGCTCTATAGTATATCAGGGCGGTATGTGAATCATCTGCTGGGGGGGGCTAGCGATAATGGGGATGCGATACTGGCTCGATTCCGGCAAGCCTATACTGGACTAAAATCCCCCAATCGATCCAAGCACGTTAAGATGCTCCAACTCCCGCTGGTATTAACTGCGGATATGAATTTGAAACTGGCTCTGGATAAAGATTATGAATCTACGCTATCCACACTTGGGAATAGTGTTTCTGGGAGTTCGGATGTATCGAGGTGGGATAGTGCCAGATGGGATATTGATAGATGGGTTGGAGAGTTCACTAATTCGCAATGGCGGAAGGTGGCTTGCCAACCAGGGTTTATGATCTCGCTTCGTAGTGAAGTGAGTGTTAAAGATGCAAGTGTTGCGTGGACTGTTACGCATTATATATATGAAACTGGTGGGATATTCTAACCAGGGACTATAAAGCAAGGAGATTGTTGCTATGGGATTTTTAAGTGGGATTGTAGGAAGTTTATTTGGGGGAGGGGAGAAGGCACCAGCAGTCCCAAATGCAGTAGAAACTGCTAATGCTCAAGCTGCGGCTAATCTAGCTGCCGCCAAACAACAGGCCGAGCTCAACCGCACAAACGCCACCACCCCCTTCGGCTCTAGTATATGGAGCAATTCAGGGGATACCTGGAGCAACACGCAAACCCTTTCCCCGGAACTGCAATCCATCTATGACAGTTTGCTTGGGCATGCCAAGACTGGTTTAGCTGACACAGTTGACACCAGCGGGATGCAGGATTGGAAGACCCTGAGCGATGTGACCGGAACGGATAGCTTGGAAGACTATCAAAAATCAATCAGTGATTCTCTCTATAATCAAAGCGTGTCAAGGCTTGATCCAAGGTTCAACTTCGCAAGTAATGATCTCGATTCCCGCCTTGCCGCTCAGGGCATCACCCAGGGAAGCGAAGCTTATAATAGAGAGAAGCAGCTATTTGGAAACGAACGCACGGACGCCTACCAGCAAGCCCTATATGATAGCTTGCAAGGGGGAGTGGCGGCTGGCCAAACCTACCAAAACATGGCACTGGCAGACGTCAATCAAAATAACCTGTTGCGGCAAGCTCAATTCAGCGAAGCCAACACCGCTCGCCAACAAATCATGAACGAACTCATGGGTTTCCAATCCGGCACGCAGATGGCTGACACCGGAGCGGATGTGAATGTCGCTGCAGCCCCAATTGCCCAGTCCACTTATAATAGCTATAACGGGCAGCTGGGACAGTACAATGCAAATACACAATCCAGCAATCAGGCTATGGGGATGCTTGGGCAGATTGCCTCCACCCCTGCGGTATCGAAAGGTATCACCGATCTTGCTAGTAAGGGGTTGGCTGGCCTTGCTGGTTTCTTTGGCTTTTAAATGGAGATGGAGATGAAAAACAATTTTTCAACCTACAGCCTCCGAGCGGAGGATCTGGAGAAACAAAAGGCAGTGCTGGATTCCATGTTAACTGGAAACCTAGCGCCACTCGACCTCCCCCAACAGGGGCCAGTACAAGCTAAAATCAACCCCATGTCGCTGGTGCTTCAAGCATTGACTGGCGTAGCTGGAGAGGCTAGCAAAAAGAGACTTGCGGAAGAGCAACAGGGGCTGTATAAGCAATATGGGGAGGATAAAGGCAAGGCCATGCGAAGCGTGCTTGAGGCGATGCAGGGTGGGCAAACCGACCCTGCTACCGGACTCCAAGCTAAGGTTTCTCCAATGGAGGCTATTGTGCAGGCCATGTCGAGCGACTTCCCAGAGATTCAAGCGCTTGGAGCAGCCATGATGAAATCGCAAGCCGAGGGCACTATTACTCCCAAGGACCTGCTAACCCATGCTAATCCAAACTCAATTCCAGCGATGCTTCAACAGGGAGTTGGTGGATTCCAGCCCAAAAAGGATCTCGCATTTGATGATAAATTCGGCTGGAGAGACAACAATGAAGGCACCTTCCTTCCAAATGCAGTTCCGGCCCCAGTTAACAAAACCATAAATGGCAGCCTGATGCAACAGTATCCTACTGGGGTGCTTGACATGGTAGATAAAGCGCCTCATGTGAATGTTACAAACCAGATGCCAGCGGCAGCGCAAGGGGAGACCGCTCTTGCTAAAGCCCTTGGAGAGCAAAATGCCAAGGGCATAACCGGATTGAGTGAAGAGATCAAACAGGCCAAGGGGACACTCGCTCTCACCGCTGACCTTGAAACCATCAATCCAGATATGATGGAGGGGCCAACCGCCCCTGCCGAGCTTTTCCTCTCCAAACTTGCTAATAGTCTTGGGGTACAAACAGATGCTGCCAAGGTTAAGATGATGGCGTCGGAGCAAGGGGACTCAGTCCTATCAAAAGAAATTGCCACTTATCTAACTGCTGGTGGTGGGGTTGGGCGAAGCTTGACCGATGCGGATAGACAGAAGATTGAGCAGCAATGGGGGACCCTATCAAACACCAGAGAGGGAAGGCAACAGATCATAAACTTCCTTCGAGAAAAGGCTTCCCGCACCATTGATGATAACAATCGCACCCTTGATGAATTGGGGGCTGGGAGTCCAGGCACCGCCGACCAAATTGGAATATCTCGAACTCTTGGCAATACAAACCGCTCCCCAGGAATCAAGCCGAAGGCCGCTCTTCCGACTCGTGGGACAGCTCCTGCAGGCGCAAAAGGCTATAACACAGATACTAAAGAATGGGTGTACTGATGCCAATTATTCCAATAGATCAACTGGAAGCCGATGGAAATATTATTCCGATTGAGCAGCTCCCAGAAGCGACTTCGCCTGAGGTCCCCGTCACCATTCCTGGGGAACTGGCAGCCATTGCTAATCAAGTTGCTAGAGGCACTTATAAAGGATTTCTAGCCCTCCCCGATCTCGCAAGAATTGGCTTGAACAAGGTTGCGGATATGGCTGACCTTGATCCCAAGGTGTTTGAGAGGCGGGAGCCACTCTCGAGCCAGATTGATAGGGCAACTGATCTTGGAATTGCTAAGCCCCGCACACGCCTGGGGCGAGCCGTTGGTGACACTGGCGAGATTGTGACTGGTGCGATGGCAGGGCCAGGAGGGTTAACCAAGGTCGGGCTGCGATCGGGCGTTGGAGCGGGGCTTGGAAGCACTGCGCTATCCCAATTCGATCCAGAGAATCCACTATTGCGATTGCTTGGGGGGCTGGCTGGAGGTATCACTCCGGCGGCAATTTCCCGCTTGATCCCCACCAAGGTCAACCTTGCAAAAGACTTGACTCGGGGGGTTGATGAAACCGAATTCAAACAAGCTCTCGGCGTGATGGAAGGGGCGCAAGCGGATAACATGCCACTGGTGCTGGCTCAGGCCATGCGCAATCCCACCAATCTCGACTCCGGTATGACGGCTCTTGCTAATTCCAAGCATGGGGTTAACACTATCGGCATCCTGCGAGACCAGCCCAACAAGCTCAACTCCACAGCAGTTATGGAGATTGAGGGACTTCCCGGCACGGCGCTGCCTCATCAACAGGTGTCTAATCAAGTGCAACAAGCCGCTAGCGATCACATTCAAGGATTGAAGGATTTCCGTAGCGGAGAGGTGAATCGACTCTATCAAGGTCTCCCTGATCTTCCAACCGGAGTTGGGATGCGAATGGCTTCCACCATTGATAGGTTGATGAATAAACCTGGACAGAGTGAGGATACGATTGCGGCACTGGCACGGCTCAAGGACAAGCTGGTGACTCGAGTGGAGACGCCGATTCCAGCAAGCACCACGCTGGATAGATTTGGCAATCCGCTAACCCCCGCTGGAGTGCAAGTCACTCATCAAGTGATGACCCGTCCGCTGGACTTGAAGCGAGCGATTAGCGATACCATCAGGCCGCTGGTGTTCAATGTGAATAATCCAGTTGATCCACAAGTGGCTGGGCAGATGAAACACGCAACAGGGATGATGTTTGATATCCTGGGAGCGGCGAGTCCGCAGTTGCGACAAGCCAACAAGCGGTTTAGTGATATATCAAACAACCTGGTGAACCCTGCGAAGAAGGGTATAATTGGAACACTGGCAGGGAGGGCTGGGGCACAGGCTGATGTTAATGCCGTTAGAGAAGGGGTGTTTGGGGTGCTGAAGCGTGGGACTAGCCCCGCTGTGTCTCCTGACAATTCCGAGATCCTTGCAGTGGCCAAGATGTTAAATCGACAAAACCCAGAGATTTTCCAGTCTGCCGTTAAAACTCACATGGATGATATGCTGGAACCTATCATCCGTCCCAGCAGCAACCGTACCCCCGAAACAATTGCGCAAGGGTTGGTGCAGGCCTTTGGATCGCCATTGGTGACTGGGGGTGGAAGGTACTCCAAGCCGTGGCGCACCACTCTCGACATGCTTGATGGAATCGGCCTTTCCGGAAAAGAGGTGCAAGGGTTTAGAAGGCTGTTGACTGGTGCGGCGAATATGGCTGTGCGGCCCGCAAGTTCTATGGGGGCTGGACCAGGAGAGCTTGCCAAAACCACTAAGGATTCTATTATGAATCGCATTGGGGCACTGAACACAATGACAATGCTGCGGCAACCAGCACTGGGAATCGCTAGGCTTGGAGAAACGGGATCACTCAAGGCGGCAGACAAATGGATGAGCAATCCAAAGGATGCGCAGTTGATGTGGGATTTAGCCAAGGCCAATCCTGATGTGAATCCCTGGGAATTGATCTTGAGTCATGTTAGGGCGCAAGCGGTGGGGACACGGCAGGGGCCGAGCAAGGAGAATGGCAAGGGGAAAGGGAATGGTAGAAAGTAATTCCACGGGATTAATAATTATTAATCCTCCTGAATTGTAAATTATTATAGGTTTGAGGAGATTGGATCATGCCACTTGACGGAAATGGATTATACTCCCCACCGCCAGTTATCTTTCCGGTAGTAGCTACCGAAATCATCTATGCTGCTGATTTCAATGCGATTATAGCGGATATTGCCAGCGCATTGAGCTCGGTGATCTATAGGGATGGGCAGGCCGCTATGACCGCCGCCTTGCCAATGGGGACGAAGCGGATAACGGGGATGGGGGATGGAATTGCAGACACTGATGCAGTTACCAAAGGGCAGATGGATGCTATAGCTGGCGGGGTTATATTTGATATTCCCTCCGGAACCCCTATGGTGTTCTATCAAGCAGCAGCACCGGCCGGTTGGACGCAATCCACAGCTCATAATGATAAGGCGCTGAGGGTTGTTGCAGGAGCGGGGGGAGGGAGTGGCGGAACGCATGGATTAACGGTTCCGCCAAGCCTTGCTCATACCCATGCGGAGACTGTGCATGTGCATGGAGGCCCAAGTCATACCCACGGTGGGCAAACTGGGGAGACACAACTCGTCGAATCGCAAATACCTTCACATACGCATACTTACACTTACACTGTCCCTGGTGATGGTGGGGGTACTTCTGCTTCTTCAACTGGCAACACAGGGGGAAACGGTACTCATAGCCACACCGGAGGCGGTACAACTGCATCGGGAACTGGCAACACCACAGCCTCTGCCGCCAGCAACGTTTCCACCGTTACCCCCGATTCCTTCCTGCCCAAATATATAGATGTAATTATTTGCGTGAAAGATTAATATCTATCTATTGGGTTGGCTATGGTTTATAGATAATTGAATTGCAGCGGGAGGTGTTATCGTGGTAGAGGTCAAGTATAATTGTCCATTCGGCAACACCTGCGAAGAGATTCGAGACGGAGCTATTCATCGTTGTAGAGGTTTTGTTAAGATGGAAGGGAAGAACCCCCAATCAGAGGAAACCTATAGTGAGTATCGGTGCAGCCTGCTCGAATGGCTCCCCATCCTGCTTTGCGAAAATGCACAGGTGGGAAGGGGGAGTGCGATGGCGGTAGAGGGACTGCGCAACTCTATGCAGCGAGGTTATGGAGCGATCAATGAATTGTTAATTGCGGCGGGGACTTCCGCTAGAGCAGATAAAACCTTATCATAACTGGAGAGAGGAATGGCAGAGACATTGTTTAACACGGCTAGCGCAATAGCGGCTGGCGACTATATAGTAGAAGTGGAAGAGGGGAAGCGAGTTACGCTTCTCGCTGATGGACTTGGAGCGGGAGAGACTGTGGATATATACTATCGGATTGGTGGAGCCTTCAAGCAAGCCTATGACGGAATCACCAAGGAAGCTGTCAAGTTGACCAGTGATGGCACTTCGATTCCTGCCAACGGCCCCATTGTGCTTTCCCCTGTAAAAGCCGCTACAGCCGGGGCCGTTACATTCGATGTGAGTTCCTGGAAAAACCTATAGCGGGGGTGGCGGATGGAACCTTTACCATTGCACCAGGGGTATCATGAGCGTAGGGCTATAACGCTTTCCAGCGAGGATATAGAAGCTATTGCTGAAGCTGTGGTTAAATTACAGGGGAAAAGTTGTCCTATCAACCAGGAGGAACTGAAGAACGTGCTGGAATTTTACCAAAACATGAATGGGTTCTTCGATTCAACCAAGAAGACAGTGTGGAATACCATTCTGGTATCCTTCATCCTTGGGATTATAGGACTTGTGTCATTGGGGTGCTGGCATAAGAGTGGCCATTAATGGGTGGTAAATATGTAGATATCATTGACGCCAAGAAAAAAGCCAACCAGCCCAACGAGGATAATTGGCTACAGTACAGAGGCCCAGACGTGAAGAAGGTCAAATGCTTCAACTGTGGGTACATGATGTCAGTACAGTCCCCGTGTTGCTGGTCATGTGATGCGGGGAAAATGGATAGTAAGAGTTCTTTTAAGGAGCAATCATA